TGTTGAGAAACCCGGCTTCTGGAAGACAACTAAAAAAGCTGCGGGTAAAACTCTGCAGGGTGTTGGTCTAACCGGCGCTGCTGGACTGTGGGGAGCGACTGGAGGAATTGATCTTAAAAGTGGAATAGACAGAGCAAGCTTAGGAGCAGAAGCTGCATTTGCACCATCACTGGTAAAAGGAGTTGAGTTAGCAACTAAAGGAATTAAAAATCCAATGGTCCAAAAATTTGTTCAAGCCGGTTTGAATATGGGAATGCCCCTTAAGATGGCTTTCAAATTAGCTAGAGCTGTGTCACCACTTGGATGGGCAGCATTAGCTGGAGAAGGAATTTATCAACTTGATAAAAGAGAAAAAGCAAAAAGAGAAGCGATGAGTCCAGAAGAACTTGAAGAACATGATGCTCTATTAGGTGAAGACATGAGTTTATCTGCAGCAGATGGTGGAATCATGAGAATACCTTTTAAAAAAGGTGGTATGGATCGTAGAACTTTTCTAAAATTATTTGGAGGAATAGCAGCTCTTCCGGTATTAGGTAAGTTTTTTAAACTGGCTAAGCCAGCAGCAAAAGGGATTGAGAAGGTTATTGCTTCATCAAATGCTAAAGGTTTACCCGAATGGTTCGCTGCATTAGTTAGAAGAGTTGTGGCTGAAGGCGACGATATTACTAAGAGCGCAGGAGCGCTGGAACGTCAAACAGTTCATAGAAGTAAGCTACCTGAATCAGGCACTCCGATTGAAGTGACTCAAGATTTAGTTTCAGGAGATACCATCGTTGATATTGGAGTAGGTAAGCATGGTTTTTCAAGTGGTCATCTAGGTCAACCTATTAGAATGGAACTTAAAAAAGGAGAATGGATTGAAGGGGCCAAAGGAAAAAAAGGAGTTAAAACTAAAGATGAATTTACTATTGAAGAAGCAGAATTTACTGGAGGACATCCAGAGAATATAAAATTTGAAGAAACCACTTTAAATAAATATGGAGAGCAAGGATCCGATTTAACAGAAGTAGAATCTTATGCTAAAGTTAAATTAGATAAGCACGGAAATGCTTTAGATGTTTTTGGAAAGAAATCACCTAAAGAGATGTCAGGTCTTTCATCAGGAGAATCACATGGGTGGAAAACAAAGAAAGGTAAATCACAAGCTATGGCTGAAGGAAGAGCAGAAGCTATGGCTGATGATATTGATATTGATGATGTCGAATTCTAAGAGATTAACCTTAACTGTACCCCCTAAATCAGGGCCAAACCCACAAGGGTTGAATATTAATTATAATACTGTTAAAACAATAAAACTGGAGAAAATAAATGGCAGATATCACAAAAGCTCTTCCCAACGTCGAGCAGGAAATAAAAATTCCGGGTGAAGTTGAGATAGAACAAGAAACAATAGAAAAACAAAAAATAGTAGAAAATGACGGCAAGCCTGTAGAAGTTACAGAAAACGAAGATGGTTCCGTTGATGTTAATTATGATCCTTCTATTGGTTCAGTTGAAGGTGGTCAAAACCATTTTGATAATTTAGCAGAACACTTACCCGATGATGTTCTAGGAAGATTAGGAACTTCAATTTTCCAAGATTATACAGACTATAAAATGTCTAGAAAAGAATGGGAAAGAACTTATAGAGAAGGATTAGATTTACTAGGTTTTAAATATGATAATAGAACAGAACCTTTTCAAGGAGCTTCTGGTGCAACTCACCCAGTTCTTGCAGAAGCTGTTACACAATTTCAAGCATTAGCTTACAAAGAATTATTACCAGCCGATGGTCCGGTAAGAACTCAAATTATGGGGTTACCCACTCCAGAAAAAGAACAACAATCTAATCGAGTAAAAGAATTTATGAATTTCCAAATTATGGAAAAGATGAGAGATTACGAACCTGATTTTGATTCGTTATTATTTCATTTACCATTAGCGGGCTCTGCTTTTAAAAAAGTATACTATGACGAATCTGCAAATGTTGCAGTTTCTAAATTCGTTCCCGCGGATGACTTGATTGTTCCGTATACCGCTACCTCATTAGAGGATGCGGAATCAATCATTCATGTTGTAAAAATTTCTGAAAACGAATTACGTAAACAGCAAGTTGCTGGTTTCTATCGAGACGTAGATTTAAAACCAGGACCTTTGATGGAAACGGATGTTCAGAAAAAAGAAAAAGAAATAGAAGGTTCACAAAAAAGCGGACGTTCAGAAGATGTATTTAATTTATTAGAATGTCACCTTAATTTAAATTTAGAAGGTTTTGAAGATACAACTGAAGATGGTGAATCTACAGGTATTAAGCTTCCTTATGTTGTGACTTTAGAAGAAAATTCAAGATCAATTTTATCAATCAAAAGAAACTATGAAGCTCAAGACCCTTTAAGAAAAAAAGTAGATTATTTTGTTCATTTTAGATTTTTACCAGGACTTGGTTTTTATGGTTTTGGTTTAATCCACATGATTGGTGGATTATCACGAACAGCGACTTCTGCATTAAGACAATTATTAGACGCAGGAACTTTATCCAACTTACCCGCAGGTTTCAAACAAAGAGGAATAAGAATTAGAGATGATGCACAATCCATTCAACCAGGAGAATTCAGAGATGTTGATGCTCCAGGTGGAAATATTAGAGATTCGTTCATGATGCTTCCTTTTAAGGAACCTTCTCAAACGTTATTAGCACTTATGGGGGTCGTAGTCCAAGCAGGACAAAGATTCGCATCTATAGCGGATCTACAAGTAGGCGAGGGTAATCAACAAGCAGCAGTGGGAACGACCGTGGCTTTGTTGGAAAGGGGAAGCAGAACAATGTCTGCTATCCATAAAAGAATTTATGCTGCATTAAAACAAGAGTTTAAATTATTAGCCAGAGTTTTTAAATTATATCTACCCCCAGAATATCCCTATGATGTTGTCGGAGGACAAAGAACAATAAAACAACAAGACTTTGATGACAAAGTAGATATATTGCCAGTTGCGGATCCAAATATTTTCTCTCAGACGCAACGAATTTCTTTAGCGCAATCGGAACTTCAACTGGCAACCTCAATGCCACAGATACATAATCTGTATCAAGCTTATAGAAAAATGTATGAAGCGTTAGGTATAAAAGATATTGATAAAATTTTAATTCGACCACAACCACCAATGCCAAAAGACCCGGCAATAGAACATATTGATGCACTTGCAGGAAAACCTTTTCAAGCATTTCCAGCTCAAGATCATAGAGCTCACATGACTGCTCACTTAGCTTTCATGGCTACGAATATGGCAAGAAATGCTCCGGTTGTTATGGCATCATTAGAAAAAAATTGCTTTGAACACATAAGTTTAATGGCACAAGAACAAGTTGAAATAGAATTTAGAAACGAAATTCAACAAATCAGGGCTATACAACAAAACCCACAAGCTTTACAAAATCCACAAATACAAATGCAGCTTAAAATGACGAATGATAAAATTGAAGCAAGAAAAGCTGTCTTAATTGCTGAGATGATGGAAGAGTTTTTAGGAGAAGAAAAGAAAGCTACTTCTCAATTTGACCATGATCCTATTGCTAAACTAAGATCTAGAGAATTAGACCTTCAAGCACAAGAAAATCAGAGAAAAAGAGAATACGATAAAGGAAGAATTAGTATTGATCAAACAAAAGTGTTGATGAATCAAGATCAACATGATGATAAGTTAGATCAAAATGAAGATTTAGCTCATTTAAGAGCTGATACGTCGATTGAAAAGCAAGAAATAGCGAATGACGCTAAATTTGATCTTGCAAGAATGAAACCAAGACGAAAATAGGTCGACAAACGAAGAAAAACAGGTTAAATTAATAAAAATAAGGAGCACACATGGCAAAAAATGGTAAAGAACCTTTCTACAAAGGAATTGACCTTAAAATGTTCACTAATAAAGATGGATATTCAAAAGGTGGAGTTGAAATTAAAATTCCTGAAGGCATTCCAACTGTAAATAAAGTTGGTGGTCAACGTAGAATGCTAAAAGACAAAAAATCTAAAGTTAAGTGGTACTAATATGGCCTGGTTTGGTCTAGCAAAAATTGCTTTACAAGCTGGGAGTAAGATATACGCCAATCGACAAAGAACAAAGATGGCGATGTCCGATGCACAGCTAATGCATGCACAGAAGATGGCCTCCGGTGAGGAATCTTACCAGGGCAAACTTTTAGAATCTCGAGATAACGATTTTAAGGACGAAATCGTACTTGCGATATTAACGCTCCCGATAATTGTGCTCGCATATGGGGT